GTGACGTGGTAACCAAATCGATCAGTATTGGATGGCTTGCACGAAGTTGTTCCCACCAACACGACCATTGCCCATGAGGGCATGGCGCGCGCGGTTGAAACCACTGGCAAATTGCATCGTGGTACCGATAATGGTAGCAGCTGAAGTGGCTACCCGCTGAGAGTTACGTGCGACCTTCTCTAAGAATCCAACGGTGTCGAATTCTTCGTCGTCTTTCTCTGCAAAGGGCAATACTTTGGCAACATTTTCTATCACTTGATTCTCAAGCATATTATAACGACCCGCTTGTGCATCAATGAAATAGCCGGCTTTCGGATTGACAATATATTCTAAGTGTGTGATAACCTCTAAAGTGAGTGTGTTAACAGAAGCAACACCTCCCACAATCATAATTGCTATGATACCCCAGCCATTCGAACTTTCAATTTGGTTCGCGGCTGCATTGGGGGCGGCTTCGTCACGGAAACGAAAAATACCATCGTCAAAAGCTTGGCCAGCTATAGACAAAGGGTTCACGCTGAACTCGGAAAGTGGTATTTTCCTAGCTAGCGGGGTGGACTGGAAATCTGATTCCGAGTTCGGTAGAAAAGATAAGCCATTAGCATTCGAATAATAATCGGATGGAACAGTTGCGATCCACACATGTCCCGAGGCACTAGTTAGCGCTAGTTCCCCGGTAATGCGTAAACCCCAACCGACCACACGGTTAAGAGCCGCGAGTGTGCCAAAATTGCTGTAACCTGTCATTTGTTGTACAGTTCCACCGGCCCAAGTGATTACCCCTGCGTTAGTGTTCAATGGTTTATACAGGATCTGTGGTAGGTCGGCATATACCGCATAAGCGGCAAAGCCACTACCATCAGTTCCCATAGTAGCTATTGTACGCGACATCCAAGTCGCTGTTGGGTAATTAAATGAGTCAGGTGCCCGTGCGCCTAACGCAAGTTCATGAAATGGTTTGAACCTACATGCTGCGTAGCACATTTCGGGACTTGAAATGATGTCCGAGTTTGGTCG